TTGCCTTCGCAGGGATGGACCTCCAGGCCCTGACGGCATCCGGTCAGGCATCGTCGGCGGAGATCCTGGCGGCGGCGGAGGCGGTGAAGGATGCCGCCCTGGCGGTGGAGCAAGAGAAGAAGCCTGCCACCCTCAGTGACGCGGTCGACGAGTACCTCGCCAACGAGACCACGCCGAAGATTCCCACGGCATTCGCTCCCCTGGATCGGATCTGTGGGGGCGGGCTCCCCGTTGGAGGGCTGTCGGTGTTCGCGGCCCCCCCGAGCGTCGGCAAGAGTGCCCTGGCCCTCCAGGCCTGTATAGGGGCCCTCGACATGGATCCCAACCTCCGGGTGGTCTGGTGCATGGGTGAAATGACGATGGAGGCCATGGCCCGGCGGGCAACGTGCCACTGGTCGACCCGCTACGGGCAGCGTCCGGTTTCGATGGAGAGCGCTGAGCGTCGGTCGGAAACAGCCATCGGATCGTCTGCCACGCTCAAGATGAAAATCGGTGATCGGCTCCAGCTGGTGGCCCCGCCGCTGTCGATCGGCAAGATCGAGGACTCGGTGGTCGAGTCCGGGGCCCGGCTCCTGGTCATCGACTACATCCAGTTGGTCGAGATGGAGGCCGCCGACCGGCGAGCGGAGATCGACGGGGTGGTGAAGCGGATCCGCCGGCTGTCGCTCGAGCGGAACGTCGCGGTGTTGGCGATCTCCAACATCTCCAAGGGGGTCGGGGCCGACACGCGGATCGGCTCGATCGGCAAGGAAAGCTCCGAGCTCGACTTCGCGGCCGACCTCCTGCTCCTCGGGGATCCGGACCTCGAGCGTGACCAGGACGGGAACCGGCTGGTTCGCTGGATGTGCAAGAAAAACCGGCACGGTCCATGTGAGGACATCATCACCAAGTTCGACGGACAGCTTCAGACGTTCAGTGACGCTCAGGTTTCGCCCGTAGACGACTTTTCGACCTGGAGGTAATCGGTGCCATCTGAGAAGCCAAAAGCCGTCAGCGGCGAAATGCGGAGGCGACACGAGGCGATCGTGCGGAGCGGCATCCTCTCAACAGTCCGCTCCGAGGGTCGGCTGGTGTTCGTCGTGGCCCTCGTCTGGGCCGACTACAAAAAATGCACGTTCACTATGTCGTGCCGAGGGGCCGCGGCGCTGGCTGGCGTCCAAGTCAATTCGATCCGCCGGGGGCTCAAGCAACTCGTCGAAGCCGGCATCCTGGAGCAGGGCCCAAACAAGGGCGGCCGAGGCCAGTACCGTTTCAATTCCCCACCTTCGGGGGCGCACACACCGGGTGACCGGGGGCGCACACCCCCGGTGTCCGGGGCGCACACCGGGGGTGACCGGGGGCGCACACCGGGGGTGTGCGCAGCGCACACCGGGGGTGACCCCTATCCCTCAATACTCCTCAAGGATTCCTCAAAGAATCCTTGAGAGGTTTCCGACCCGGCCCCGGCCAGGAGGCCGTTGCCGGGTCCACCTCGGCAAGGACAGTTGCCCACCGCCACCCCTCGGCTACGTTCGACCCAGTTCCCTTTCCCCACGGAGGATTTCCCATGCGACGGATCGTAATCGCGGTAGCCCTGTCCCTGATCGCCACCTCGGCCCACGCCGGCCCCTGGAAGCGCTCGGTGACCACGACCAGGGCGAGCACCTGCACCGGCGGCAACTGCTCGACGGCTTCGACCCGGACGGTGACACGCGGGGCCCAGGGCCACGCCGAGGCGATGGCGGCCAGCGGCTCGATGGTGCATGCCGCAAGCCACGGCAGCACCTACGAGGGTGTCGGCGTGGGCCCGACGCCGGCCGCGGCTCTCGGGGCGTGTTGCAACAACGGCGGCGCGGTGCTCGAGGAGGGCACGGCCCTCGGCCGCGATGGCCGGTGGTATGCCTGCCGGCGCTACAGCCTGCGGTGAACGACAACGGCACCAATCATCCAAGGCCAATTGGCCCTCGGGCAGGATCCCTTCGGGGAAATGCGGGTTCGATTCCCGCTTGGCGTCCTTGCGGTGTGGTGCGTCACGACGGCGGCCACGGTTCGATTCCTCGAAAGGATTCTCTGATGCGTTTTCTCTCGACGTTGGTAGCGGTGGCGGCTCTGGCTCTCGTCGGTGCTTCCGGCGAGGGGGCGATGGCTCCGCGGAAGGCTCCGGTCCCAGCGGTGATCCCGAAGACCAGCCTGTTTCGCGGCTGGGTGACGGTGACTCTCGGCGGCAAAACCCATTCCGGCTACGCCGACTGGCGGGGCTTTCCAGACTCGGTGCCGACCAACGACCCGACCACATGGGTGTTCGTCGGCAGCGGATCGTCGTGGCGTCTGCTGTCGCAAGCGGAGTTGCGGGGTGCGACGGTCAGGCTGGTGCAGCTCGACATGGGCTACTCCAACGGGCCGTACAAGCCTGGGACAAAGGCGACGGGGATGTGAAGAAACCACGCGACCTTCGGCACCGCGGATCGATTCGCGGCGAGGCCCAGCCGCTGGAGGCGTCTGTGGAAGTGCCGATTGCGGACGGCATCAAGGGCCAGCCGCAAGAGTGGCGCAAGGCCGCGAAGTGGCTCAGGCAAGTGGCGGATTGGTGGGATTATCTGGCGGATCAACAGGAAGCGGCAACGCCGCGGGAGGGGTGAGTGACTTGGTGCAAGGACACAGCAAGGGACGCCGCCGTCCGAGCGGCCGAGGACAACCGGACGGAGCCGCTGCCGACGCTGGCCGAGGCGATTGCGGCACCGTTTGCCTGCACGTCGTGCGGCGGCTTCGGCATGGATCACCGATGCCGGGAATCGTGCAAGGAGTGCGACGGATCGGGGCGGGCGATGTTCCCGAAAAGTGGTTCGGCATCATCGGCGGTGGATCAGGAAAACAAGGGTAACGGCATGCGCACGGAGCGGGTGACGCTGGAGGTCACCTCCGCTCACGACGAGCGGCTGGCTGACTGCATCGTCGAATCAATCGGAGATTGTCTATTGCACGGCGAATCCGTCCGCGTCGTCGAGGAGCCCTTGTCTGACGCATGGGCGCAAAGGCTGAACCGCCTCACCGCCGAGCGTGACGCCGCTATCCGCGAGCGGGACGAGGCGAAAGCCCGCGTTGCCGAACTGGAGACACGAACATCAACCCCCGGTGAAGGTTCGTGCGCCGCGCCGGCCGCGGCGGTGACGCAGCCTTGGCAAAAGGCCACCCTCAACCAAGCCGTGAGCATCATTGTCGATGGTGGCGACTGGGGGCGTGGCAACGACATGGACCACGGCAAGCTCGGCGCGGCAGTCATTTGGGCCGACAAGGAGATCGACCGGCTTTCCCGCGAGTTGAAGGAATACGCAAAACAGTTGGCGGCCTATGAGCTTGAGAAGCGGAGTGCGTCGATGCGGGGCGTCAACTGCTTTGCCACACCGGCCGCGAGCGGCGGCGGGGAGCACAAGGTCACGGAAGGCGATTGTCTTTCCACGGTCAGGGATGCGGGTGGCAGGCCGATGCCAAAGGGTCCAGCGCCTGGATTGGTCGCCAAGCAGGCCGCGAGCTGCGGCAACCGACCGGAAACTCCGGTGAGTTCGACGCAGGCCGCGAGCGGCGGCGGTGAGGGGGAGCCGGTGGCGTGGGCTCGTAGATTTCACGAATGCTACGAGCGGCTCGCTCCTCAGTTCGGGTACGAAACGCGCAAAGACACTCGCATTTTCGACCCTGAAAGCCAAAACGGAAAGCTCATGTGCGCCGTTATGGAGTCGATTGTTTGCGGGGCCGCCCCGCCGCAGCCGCGCGGGTGGCTGACGGAGGAGGAGAGGGACCTGATCGCCGGGATCACGGACGATGACGAGTACACCGAGGATGGCCAGAACATCGCCAAGGCCCTTCTCGCCCGCTCGTCGCCGCCGGAGGTGGTGCTCGATGCTTTTCCCACCGATGAAACTGGCGAGTTTTTTTCTCGGCGTGACGTTATCAAAGCCCTCGCCGCGGCGGGCGTGGCGGTGAAGGAAACAATTTGACCATGTTGCGCGTGTGCGCAAGAAGGTCGCAACCAAGAGGGCAAACAGATGCTGATTGAGATCACACAAAAAGAAATCGATGCTTTTTACGGTGCGGATTCCAACTTCTCGGCCATGCGGCACGGAAGGCCAAAGCCGCCAGACGCCGAGTGCGACGAGCTTTCGACCGTCTTTCGTGCGCTGACAAAACGGATTGAAAAGGCGAAGAAGGAAGCCGCCGTCGGCGTGGCGGTGAAGGAGGTGGGGCGTGACTGATCGACGAACACCCGACGCAACGCTGATCGAGGCCGTGCGAATCCTGTCGCGCACGATCAACACCGAGGACGGCGTGATCGCCGCGTGTGTCGTTGAGGTGGCGACGCGGCTGGCAGAGTTGGTCGAGGAACGGCGGTCTATCTCGACGCTGCTTCAGAAGGTCGAGAGCCTGGAGGCAGAGAACAATCGGCTCCGCGAGGAGCGGATGACCGTTGACGAGCGTGAAGCAATCGAAATGTCGCTTGCGCTTGAATGGCCGCATACCAGTGAGCAGTGGCAGGCGTTGGCCCGGTGCCTAGGCCCGGTGTGCAAAGTGCCCGCAAACAAGTACAAGGCAGCCATTCATGCTTTCCTTGCACGGCAGCCGCTGCCGCCGGGGCCGGAGGGGGCAAAACCCGAGTTGCCCACCGACTGATCGTCCGTACCGTGGGGCCATGCCATGGACCACGCTCGAGATCACCGGCCGACCTGTCCCCCAGCCGCGCCACCGCGCGACCCGGGGCGGCCGGATGTACCTGCCGAGCTCGGCACCGATCCGAGCGTTCAAGCGGCAGGTGGTCACCGCTGCGGTGAAGCGGTTCACCAAGCCCATCACCGGCCCGGTGGTGGTCGAGATCACCGCCATGTTCCAACGGCCCCCGTCCCATCTGACGGGCCGCGGTGAGCTCCGGAAGGGAGCCCCGGTGTTCCCAGGCCGCAACCTCGGGGACGTCGACAACCTCGCCAAAGGGGCCCTCGACGCGCTGACCGGCATCGCCTGGGACGACGACAGCCAGGTGGTCGACCTCCGGGTGGCCAAGCAGTGGGCCAACATCGACCGGATGACGATCGCGATTTCCCCCCGGGAGGTCTGACACATGGCCGCTCGAGGTGACCGCGTCCGGTTGACGCCCGATCAAGAGCGGATCATCCGGGACGCCCACGCGCGGGGCCTGACCCAGGACGATGCCGCCTGGCTGGCTGGCGTCTCGAGACGGCTCCTGGTCACCCGCCTGGCCGACCAGCTGGCCGACGTCCACTGGGGGCAGGGCCGAGGACGCAAGGCCAGAGCCGATCCCAGCCAGGAGGAGATCGAGCGGCTGAAGGCGGAGATCCGGGACCGCAACGGCCACACGCCGCCGCCCTCCGACTTCACCGATACTCTCGGGTGGTGAACCATGGCCAGACCATGGCAGACGCATCCCAGACTCCCGGCGCGGTCGACCTCGGCTTCCGCCGCGGCGACGAGTTCCGCCGCGTCCTCACGGTCAATCTCAACCTGACCGGCTACACGCTCACCTGGGAGATCTTCGGTCTCCGGGATGACGGCGTGAAGCTCTCGGGCTCCCTGTCGTTCTCGACACCGCCCCACGCTGTCGCCCTGATCATCACCGAGGCCCAGACCGGGACGCTGGCCGTCGGAACCTACGGGTGGCGGGCCATCTGGATCGCCACGGGGTCGATCCAGAGGACATTCCTCCAGGGCGTGTGTGAGGTGACCCGGTGACCGACATCAGCGTCTCCATCGTCGACGACCCGGTCTCCGTCTCCGTGAGCAACGCCCCCGGCCCCTCGGGGGCTTCGTCGTTCTTCCAGGGCATGGCCGCCGCCTGGCCCCCGACGGCAACGCCCACCGCCGGCTGGATCTACACGCTCCCTGATCCCGTCCCAGCCGGCACACCAGCGGGATTCTTGGCCGGTTACGGGGCTCAGTGGGACGGGCTGGCATGGGTGAATATTGGCCCTGTGCGGGGCCCTGCGGGGCCCGCCGGCCCCCAGGGTGTAGCCGGCCCCGCCGGCTCCCCTGGTGTGGCAGGAGCTCAGGGACCGCAGGGCAACACCGGAGCAGCTGGCCCAGCCGGCGCGGCTGGTGTCGCTGGCCCGGCTGGCGCTCAAGGCCCCCAAGGCCCTGCAGGTGTGGCCGGGGCCGCAGGCGCGACCGGCCCGACTGGTCCGGCTGGAGCTTCTGCGCCTTCATACTCGCGCCGCTTCGCGTGGTCATCGCCCTACTCCTACTCTGGCCGCGCCGCCGCCAGTTCCGCTACCTCCGCATCGGTTTGGACGATCAAGCGATCGCAGGTTTCGGCCGCTGGCGCGATCACCGCAACGCTCACGGCTACAAATGTCGCATGGGATGACTACGCCACCGCCTCTTATTCGTGAGCGATATGAAATCAAACGCAATCATCGAATCGGACGGCAAGGCATATCCGGCGTGGGATGTGTCGCTGGCAATTACCCAGCGACTTCAGTCTGACGGCACGGAACCAATCTCGTTTAGCCTCCAGTGTGTGCCTGTTCGTATTAACGATCATGGCGCAAGAGAGACGCTCGATAGCGCTGCGGTTCTGTTCGTGCGCGGACGCGAGAGCGAGATAACAGACCCGCGAGAGCAGGCCGCGTTTTTCGCTGTGCAATCTGCCGTGGTGGACTTCCTCCGCTCAAAGGGGCTTTGAATGGCGACTTACTTCGCTCGCGCGAGCGGAAACATTAACGGCGCGATTTGGGCGACGACGCCAACCGGAACGGCGGCAACCGCTACGTTTACGGCAGCGGACGTTCTGTGCGCGAATGGCATTTCAACAATCGCCATCAACGTCAACACGACCGTCGCTCAGATTCGCAATGACGCTTTCAACGACGGAACCAACACTGCTACGGCTGGCGGCGCGTTTTCGCTGGCGTCTGGCGTGACGCTGAACGCGAATCTGATCTCCCAGAACACCATATTGATGTCGATCTCTTCCGCAGGGACATACACCATAAATGGGTCCGTGACTTGCAGCGGATCGGCAGCGTGTGTCAATCAGACGGCAGGCACTCTACATATTACTGGGTCCGTGTCGTCAGCCCTCGGCACTTCCGGCGTCGGCAGCGCGGTTAGTTTTGGGCCCGGGGCATCGGCTCTGATCGTAACAGGCAACGTCACTGGATTGACGGGCGGCGGTGCGATCTTTATCCCTGGCGGCAGCGGCGCGATCGACATCACTGGAGATGTCACGGGCGGAACTACTGGCCCTGGTGTCGCCTTTAACACAGGCTCCGCAAGTGTCACGATAACCGGGACGGTTTCCGGCGGTTCGGGATCTGCTGCTGGCGTCAACGCGGGATCAGGAACGTCCCCAACCCTAACTATCAACGGGACGGCAGTTGGTGGAGTCGGTGGTGTTGGCCTGTTAGCCGGGGCCGTCGGAACATTTGCTGTGACGAGGGCCAAGGGCTCCTCAACTCAGGTCGGAGTGGCCGCAGGCACCGGATCAGGTGTCACCCTCACTGAGGTGGAATACGCGGACAACGGATTTTCGCCCACCTCTGGAATCATCAGGTTTGCGACGACGACAGCCAATGTGGCTCTGGTCCAAATGGTCGGAGGGTCAACGGCAGGTTCAAAGAAAACGCTCGTTGACCCGATCTCGACTGGTTTCTATCCAGCAACCGGAGACGTTCGCAGCGGCACCTCTTACGCTGGCGGGACTCGCGTCGGAACGCTCGCGGTTCCTGCCGCTTCGCTGGTCGCCGCTGGGGTCGCGGTCGATGCCACGACCGGGACGGCAGCGATCACATCAGCGGCGATCCAGTCGGCGTGTTCGTCGGCGCTGACAGCGTTTGCAAGCGGAAGGCTGGCTGATGTGGCGACAACCGCCACGACAGGGCAGCAGATCGCAGACGCTACGTTCTAATTCGACGCCGTTGGAGATGTGATGCCATCGAAGATTCCCTCCTGGCGACCCAAGCGGATGCAGGTGACGACCAGGCCGACGAAGGAAGTCGCCCACTACCAGACATCCGATTGGCGAGCCCGACGGACGCGGATCCTGCTGAGAGACGCGATGCGGTGCCACGAGTGCCGCCGAGCCGTGAGCGGACGCCAAGCCCATGTTGATCACCTGATCCCCCTCGAGGAAGGCGGGACGGATGACGACGCAAACCTCCGGACGATGTGTGAGCGGTGCCATGGGCGGAAGACCCGGGCGGAGCAGAGGCGGCGGGGAGTGAACTGAAAAAAGCGAGTTGCCCACGGAGAAAAAGAAGAGAGAACGGCCACCCACAAGGAGGTGGCCATGCGTGTCTCGGCTTGTCAGTGCTGCGGGGAATCGATCAATGCAGGGGCTCGCGGCCCCGTCCCGATCAAGTGCGGCCCGTGCCTCGGGCGACGACGACCAGGCGGGCCGCCACTGCCGAAGAAGGAGCGGCCGAGGAAGACGCCAGAGGAGCGGATCAGGAGCGATCGTTTCACGTTCGTCCCCGGGAGAGTAGAGACGCCGTGTGGTCACTGCGGAAAGGCTCTATGGATCACTCCCAAGCTATTCGCCGAGCAGCAGCGCCACTACTGCGGGAGAGAGTGCCGAGGTCTTGCCGATCGCCATGCAGTACCTCACCGATTCCAGTGCGTCCGGTGTGGGAAACAATGCTCGATCCAAGGCAACCCGAGGCAGAAGCACAAGGGGCTCTACTGCTCACGGAAGTGCGCTGGCGTTGTCAACGGGGAAAAAAGGAGATCTATCGACAGGCTTTCAAGCGATCTCGGTGACTGGTTCATTTCCTGGGACGGGCAGAGACAAGACCAGAGAGACTGCTCCCATTGCAAGAAGCCTTTCGGATGCCGAAACAGAAGTCGTCGCAAGTACTGCAACGAATGCATGGTCAGCAGGAAAGCTATCGGCTGCATCGACTGCTCAGGTGATCGAGAGGAAGGACGAAGGAGATGCGTGAAATGCCATACCGAACGTCGTCGAAGGATTCATCGAGCGAACGGAAACCATAGGAAGAGGTGCCGGCACTACGGAGTGCCATTCGATTCAACGGTCACGCGGCTCAAGGTCTGCCAGAGGGATAAGTGGATTTGCCAGATATGTGGAGTGAAGACGCGAATGGTCGCATGCCTCAAGAAGCCACACGACGACGAAGCAACACTCGACCACATCGTCCCACTCCAACGGAAGACGAAGGGCCACACATGGGACAACGTCCAGTGCGCCTGCAGGCGATGTAACTGCTACATCAAGCGAGACCGCTCCGTCGTTTGCCAGATGAGGCTCCCTGTGGCTTAAAAAAACGATGGGTGGCAAAGCGGAAAAAGTAAAAAATTAACCCAAAACCCCAGGCCTTGCCTGCGTGTGCGTCCTGCGGGTTTTGAAAATCCTGGAGAGGTCAGATGGGATCGCGTGGCCCTGCCCCGAAGCCGTCAAGTGAGCGTTCCGCGATCGGTCGGAACACCCTCCGCCGCAAGGTCCGCGCGCCAAAGCCGACCGCGGTGGCGATGCCGGCAAGCGTGAAGGCCGACAGGGTGGCCGCCGGTTACTGGAAGGCCCACGCCCCGGCGCTGATCACCGCGCGCCGGTTGCGGCCCGACTTGGCGGAAGCCTTCGGCCTCTGCTGCCTGCTGAAATCCGAGATGGACGCCATGGCCGTCGAGCTCTCCACCCAGGAGCGGACGACCACGACGGAGAAGGGGGCCTACGCCAACCCTCTGGTCAAGATCCTGAGAGACACGAGGCGCGACTGGCTTGCCCTGGCGAGAGACTTCGGTATGACCGCTGCATCCGATGCCCGCATTCCGCAGGACGCCCCCGATGTCGAAGAGTCCAAAGAGGACGCCGCGCTCCGCCTCCTCACCGTCCCGAAGCGATCGTGACCGGCCCGAGTGGGTCGAGGGCTACCACTTCGACGCCGCTGCCGCTGATCGCCCTTGCCAGTTCGTCGAGACGCTCTGCCGCGTCCCGTCTCGAGACGGTGGACCGGCCGAGCCCATGCGGTTGATCGAGTGGCAGAGGGAGCGAGTCATCCGGCCCCTGTTCGGATGGAAACGGGAGGACGGTCGGCTCCGCTACCGCCGCGGGTGTGTCTTCGTCCCGAAGAAAAACGGGAAGAGTTTCCTGATGGCGGCGGTGGCCCAGTACCTCCTCTGTGGTCATGCCCCGATCTCCGACGTTTACCTCGCCGCCGTCGACCGGCTCCAGGCCCGAGAGATTTACCGGGTGGTCGCCAAGTTCATCAGCGCTTCCCCGCAGCTGTCGAAGCTCCTCGAGGTGATCGACTCAAAGTCCCTGATCAGGAACCGCGATCACGGGAACGTCTTGCGGTGTTTGTCGGCCGACGCATACCGGAACGAAGGCTTGAACGGCAGCGTGATCATCGACGAGATCCACGCCCACAAGTCCGACCAACTGATCAGCGCCCTGACCTACGCCACGCGCGCCACACCCAACGGCGTGATCCTGGCAATCTCGACGGCTGGAGACAACCGGAACAGCGTTGGCTACCAGTGGTGGCGGGACGCCGAGCTCGTCCTGGCCGACCCGAAGTCCAACCCGTCTTTCATGGGCGTGATCTACGCGGCCGACCCCGAGGATCCGCGAGGGTTCGGGGATCCCGCCGTGTGGCGCGAGGCCAACCCGTCGATGGGTGTGACGTTCCAAGAGGACGAGTTCGCGGCCGACTATCAGGACGCCTTGACCGATCCGCGGAAGATGGGCCGCTGGCTTCGGTATTCCTTGAATTGCTGGACGGAAAAGGACGCCCGCTGGTGGCACGGGGACGAGTTCACCAAATGCCAAGCCGATCCGGTCGAGCCCCTCGAGGGCCGCTCCTGTTGGGTCGGGCTCGACCTGGCTGATCACGACGATCTGACGGCGGCGGTGTTTCTGTTCCGATCCGCCGACGGCAGCTTCGACGCCGAGCTCCTGGCGTGGGTTCCCGAGGAAGGGATGATCGAGCGAGAGAAGCGGGACAACGTCCCGTATTCCTCCTGGGTGCGGGATGGCTGGCTTCGCGTCACCGAGGGGAGCCGGATCGACCAGGAGCGAGTCCATTCCGACATCATGGCTTTCCTCGAGGGCCACGAGTGCCGCGGGGTCGGCGGTGATCCGTGGCACCTCGACTGGATCGCCACGCGGATGCAGGCCGACGGTCTCGATGTCCACAAGGTCAGGCAGTCGATCGGCTACCTGACAGGCCCCGCCAAGATGCTCGAAGACCTCGTGAAGACCGGCCGACTGCGTTACCGATCCCCGATCATGTCCTGGGCATCGAACAATGTCTGTATCTGGGAGGACATGAACGGCAACATCCGCCCCGACAAGGCGAAGAGTTCCGAGAAGGTCGACCCCATATTCGCCCTCATCAACGCCCTCGCCCTGGCCTCCACCGACGCCGAGCCCGAGGGCGGGACGTTCGCCCTCACGGCCCTGTAACTTCACCGCCACGGGCCCGCCCTGTCCCATGCTGCCATGGGACTATTCGACCTCATTCCGTTCGCGCGATCCCGGCCCCAGCCCACGCCCCCGGCGGTGGAGCTGCGCGGCCTGTCCGATGGCTCCGGGCCCTGGTCGGCGTGGATCTCTCCCGACGCGGTGACGCCCGAGGTTGCCGTGAGAACCACGGCCATTCTGTCGTGTGTGCGGTTCCTGAGTCAGGCCGTCGCCTCGATGCCACCGCGGGTGATCCGCACCACGCCCGATGGGCGGAAGTCTGCGGCCGTCGACCTCCCCTGCTATTCGGTTCTCACCGATCGGCCCAACTCGACCCAGTCGCTCTACGAATGGATCGAATCGACGATCTATCACACCGCCCTCTGGGGCAACGGATACTCCCGGATTGTCCCCGGTGTCGACGGTGGCTTCTGCTCTGCCCTCGAGCTCCTCCACCCGAGCCGAATGGATCCGCGGCGGATGTCCGACGGCTCGATCGGTTACCGATACCTGTACCCAAACGGATCCGGGCCCCAGGGCCAGACCGGCTGGGTGAACTTCAGCCAGGACGAGATCCTGCACGTTCGCTGGATTTCGGATAACGGGATTCGAGGCTTGGTTCCCTCGACGCTCTGCAATACGAGCGTGGCCCTGGCGAGAGAGTTAGACATCGCGGCCCGGGCCTTTTGGAGCAACGGGGCCCGGCCCGACATCGTCATCGAGACCGAAGAGACCCTGAACCAGCCGGCAATCGACGCCTTCCGTCAGCAGTGGCGGGAGATCTACGGCGGATCCCGCAACCGCGGCGGGGCCGCGATCCTCCCCAAGAAATCCAAGTTGGTCGCGATCGAATCGAACAGCAACGAAGCCTCCGAGTTCAGCCAGCTGCGGCGCGATGTCACCGCGGAGTGCGCCACGATCTACGGGGTTCCCGGCTCCCTCGTCGGAGTCCGCGAGGCGATGAAGTACGCCACCACGGAACAGGAGCATCTGTCGGCCCAGGTGTGGTGCCTGACTCCCTGGGAGATGCGTCTCGAGGGAGCGGTGAACCGCACCATCCTGTCGCCGGTGGTGAGTGGCCCGCAGTACGCCGGGTGCAAGTACCGCGTCGACAACCGCGGTCTCCTCCGCGGTGACAGCGCCGCCCGCGGGGCCCTCTATGACGTCCTCGCGAAATGGGGCGCAATGACGCCCGCCGAGATGCGTGACCTCGAGGACTTCCCCGAGCTCGACGAACCCGCCGCGAAGGAAACCTACATCCAGTCTGGCTTCGTCCCGCTCCGTGAGGCGGCCGACTCCTCGCTCTCCGAGGCTCAGGTCTCCAGCCTCCTGGCCGTCCTGGCCGCCGTATCCGCGGGGACGCTGGCCGCCCCTGCGGCCGAGGCCGTCATCGCCGCGGCTTACCCGACCCTGTCCGATTCCGCGGCCACCATTGTCGCCGGTGCAAGGGGGACCACATGAGCATCGAATACCGCACGCACGACGAGGCCGGTGACGAGATCGAGACCCGGTTCCTGGTGGCCGACCTCGCCCCGGTTGGCGTGGAGGAGCGAGAGGACGGCCCGCCGACGATCTCTGGCATGGCCCCCCCGTGGGATTCCTGGAGCGAGGATCTCGGCTTCCGGGAGAAGTTCGACCGCGGGGCCTTCGCTGACGTCCTCAAGAGCCGATCGCTCGACGTCGTCCTGGCGTGGAATCACGACGAGTCCTTCCCCCTCGGACGGACAAAAAACAAGACGCTCGACCTGGCCGAAGGAGACAAAGGGCTCGACTACCGAGGCCGCCCGCCCCAGCCGTCGGGCCGTGTCGACGAGTACCTGACGCTGATCCGGGGCGGATACGTTGCCGGCAGCAGCTTCGCCTTCACGGTCCGGGCCGACCCGAAGCACGAGACATGGGCCACCGACGAGCGTGGCAACATCACCCGCACCATCCACCGCGTCTCTGGCCTCTACGACGTTTCGGTGGTGACGCGCCCGGCTTACCCCCGCTCGACCGTCGCCCTCCGCCGTCGTGACCTGTTCGCTGCCGCCAACCTCACCGAGGCCGAGCGCCGGCAGATCGTCGAGCGTGAGGCCGACGACCAGGCCGACGCGATCCGCAAGGCCGCCGCCGATCGGAAGAAGCTCGACGCGCTGATCGGGGCCCGAGCGGCTTCCGCCCTCGCGAGGATGAAAGCCAATGGGCTCTGACCACCGCTGCCGGTGTGGTGAACGGATGAAGATCCGCACCTCGAAGCGGAGCGGGGATTCCGCGGTTCAGTATCTGCGATGCACCTGCGGGGCAGCGGCCCGCGTGGCTGTTCCGGCCCGAGACCTGTGGAGACGCAAGAGATGAACCCGGAACAGAAGCTCACCGCCGCCTGTCTGGCATTCGTCGCAAGCGCCCGGCTGAAGTCCGCCAACGGTCTGACCGTCAGCGAGTTCGGCTCCCTCGTCGTCGAGCTCCTCCGCCTGGCCGTCACCGGCCTCGAGGAGATCCCGGCCGATGGCCCGGCAAAGAAGGCCTGGGCCCTCGGCGTGATCGGCAACCTGTTCGACACCGTCGCCGGTTTCGCGGTCCCGCTCTACCTCCAGCCCTTCTGGATCTTGGCCCGGCCGGCGGTTCGGGCCCTGGTGCTGGCCGCTGCCGGCGGGGCTCTCGAGCAGATCCTGACGCTCACCCGCGCCGCCGCCCCGGAGCCCGTCGCATGACGACCGCCCTCGTCCTCGCCGCCGCTGCGGTGGCCTACCTTCTCTGCACCCGCCCAGCGGTCGCGCCCGCGCTGCCGCAACTGCCGCCACTCTCGCCCATCATTCCGCCCGGCATCATGCCGTTGGGGATGCCAGGGGCAGCGGCAGGAGGCGGCGGCCCGCACCCGCTCACGCTCCTGGCGATCCTCGCCGCCGGCGCGATGATCGCGTTCTCGATTCGGGAAAATGGAACGCCGCCCCCCGCCCCCGGCCCCGCGCCGGTCGTCGGGCTCGATCTCCGGGGACGATTCGTCGGGCCGGACGCCGCGGCCGATGCTGCCGTCACGGCCGCTCTGCTCGAGGAGTTGGCCGACAAGATCCAGTGGGACGGGCTTCCGCAGGATCAGGAAGGACGACCCAAGGAGCCGCGCCTCCGCACCGGGGCCGCGTTTGACGATCTGCGCCGCGCCGCTCGGGAGCTGCGGTGCGAAGGCGTGTCGCTCGGGGCTCGGCAGCCAGCGGTCAAGGATGAGATCAAACGCTATCTCGATGCCGAAGTCGGCACCGACGGCGGGCCTGTGGACGCCAAGAAGCGGTCGGCTTGGGTGTACGCGTTCAAGAGCATCGCCCAGGCCGCACGGGAGGCGACCCGATGACGCGCCGCCAGCAGATGTGGTCATGGTCCGCCGTCGGCTTCGTCGTCTTCGCGGCCATCCTCGGCGCGCTCGTCGAGCGGGCCACGCACCGGCTCGCCGCTGGGGTGGAAAGCCGGTTCGGCTACCGCCCCGACCCGGAAGGAACGCGGGAGTTCCTCTCCGAGTTGGATCGCCCGACGTTCGCCGCAGCTGCCGGCGAGGCGATGGCCGAAGCCAAAGGCGTCGACACCTTCCTTTATCGCCACACGAACAAGGCTCACCAGTCGTTCTACGGGCTCCCGTGGAAGTCGTGGGACCAGGGCAACCACGGCTCCTGCGTCTCGTTTGCCTTTGGGCTCGGTAGCTACGCGGCTCAGTCGGTCGACTTCGTCGAGGGCCGGATGGCCCGCCCGCCCCCGGAAGTGAGCACGGAGCCGATCTACGGCGGAAGCAGGACAGCCGCGCGGCTCCCGCCGATCGGCCGCAACACCGGCGGGGACGGCTCCTATGGTGGCGCTGCCGCCCGATGGATTTCGGGGAAGTGCAAAGACCCGACCGTCGGCGGCATCCTGTACCGCGAGAAGTACGGCTCCGTCGATCTCACGACCTACTCGATCCCCCGGTCGATCGAGTGGGGCCGGGACGGTGTGCCGATCGCCCTCGCCCGCGAGGCGAACAAGGTCAAGGCGGTTGCGGTCGCTCAGGTCAACACCTGGGACGAGCTGTGCGCGGCGATCGAGCGCGGCTCGCCGGTGGTGCTGTGCAGCAACGTCGGCTATGGCCGGGCCGATCGCACGATGCCCGTCAGGGACTCCGATGGCTTTCTTTCCAGGGGAACGCCTTGGAGTCACGCGATGCTGTGCTGGGCCGTCCGGCACCAGAAGAACGGCTCTCCGCGCGACGGCGGGCTGATCCAAAACTCGTGGTCGGAGAACTGGTGCAAGGGGCCGAAGTGGCCTGCCGACCAGCCCGACGGCTCCTTCTGGGCCAGCCGCGAGAACATCCAGGCCGCGCTCGACCAGGGCGACTGCTTCGCTATCGGCGGCGTCGACGGCTTCAAGTGGCGCGTCCTCGACAACGGCCAGTGGTTCGAGCCCGCCCCTGCGCCGGCAGAAGCGTCGGAGCCCGCTGAAATCAGCAGCGAAACGCTTCCGAGCGATTCACGAAAAATGCAAGTTTTTGCGAAATCTCCGCAACCCGCCCGCATCATCGCCAGCGTCTATTCCCTCGCCCCCTGAGGCCGCCATGATCCTCGATCGCAAGCTCGTCTCCATCGTCCTCGTCGCCCTCGCCCTCGGCTGGTGGCTCGGCTCCTCGCCGTCGAGCCCGATCAACCCGACTCCGCAGCGTCCGGTCCTCGCCGCCGTCGGCCGGCTGGCCCGGATCGCCGCCCGGCTCGGGCTGTGGATGGCGATGGCTGCCGAGCCCGCACCTCCGCAGGCCGACGGCCGGCAGCTTGTTCACGCGCCGGCGGTTGATGCCGACGGGCACCGTGTCGTAGATCATGGGGAGGGCTGGTGATGAAGAACAGCAATCCAGCGGTGATCGACTGGCTCAATGTCATCGCCGCCGGATGCATTGTCGTGTCGCTCTTGGTCGGAGCGGCGGCCTTGGGGCTGTTCCCTTTTCAACAGCGACTCAGGCTCAGCGCCGCCATCGATCGGATCGACAAGATCGAAGCGAAGCTGGCCAACCATGACCAGCGGCTCCAGTCGGCCGGGCTGATCCCAAGGACGTTGGCGGCTCTCGATCGCAAGGTCTCAGACCTCGATACGCGAGTCCGCTATCCGCGCTACGCCCGGCACTACGACGGTTGCCCGCAATGCCGCGGCGATGTGCCCAACGAAGAAGGCGGGCCGCCGTCGCTGTGCGAGGAAGGCTTCGAGGTCTGGAAGTCGGACATGCGGGCAGAGAAGGAGCGGCGATCGCCCGCTCCGGAGAAGCCCGCCGATGAAGGCACAACCCGATGACCCTCTACCGCTCCCTCCTCGCCTTTCTCGCCAGCCTCTCCGCCGACCCGGCGGAGATCGACCGCGAGCCCCCACGCGCCGCCGCGGCCGTCGCCGCCGCTTACGCCAGCCTCGCCCCGGAGGTGGCTCCGACGCCGCCACCGGCACCGGCACCGGGGAAGTGTGGATGCGGGGGGAAATGCCAGGGCGGCATCTATCGGCCCGACGGACGGATCGAGATGCGATGTGAAAAGGACTGCCCGTGCGGGTGCCGGAAGTAAGTCGGTTGTACGTTACCACCGGCAACTTCACCGACATCGGATTCTCCGTGATCGTGCGTCATCGTCGACACCGCACACCGCCCCACGGAGATCCCCGATGAATCCCGTCAGCAACCGCCGCAAGCTCCAGGACGAGGCATCGAAGATCCACACGGACATCGAGGCTCTCCGATCGGCCGCCCCCGAGAGCGACCAAGAGCAGGCCGACAACCTCGGCCGCCTCGGTGAGCTCGAAGCCCGGGCCGACTCCATCGCGGTCGAGCTCGAGCGGGAGAACGCGACCGACGCCCGGCTTGCCCGCCTCCGCACCGCTGCCAGCAACGTGGCCGAGCATCGAGGCTCCGACGATCCGGAGAAGGCGAAGGCCCAGCAGCTGGCCCAGTTCGGCGGTTCGCGATACTCCGACGAGGCCCGTCTGCTTCGGATCTCCCAGTACCTCCGCGGTCTCCGCGATGGCACGGTCCAGGCCCGGGCGCTCTCCGAGACCGGCTCTGCCGGGGCGGGGCCCGAGTTCAACCCGCCGACGGACCTGTACAACGAAATCGTGAACATCATCAACCGGCAGTCCATCGGGGCCCAGCTGGCCACGACGATCGCGACGAACAGCCGGACGGTCGACGTTCCTAAGCTCGGCCTGGTGACCGCCGACTTCGTGGCCGAGAACACCGCGCCCACCGCGCAGGATCCGACGACGTCGAAGGTCTCGCTGACGGTGTTCGACGCGAAGGCCGAAGTCGACATCAGCAACAACCTCCTCGACGACTCGCCGCTCGATGTCGCCGGGTACGTCACGCAGGCCATCGGCAACGGCTTCGCGAAGTTCGCGGATACCGTCTGGCTCCAGGGCCATGTCGGCAACTCGATCGCCGGTCTTTACGCCGGAATCTCCGCTGGCCGGAAGGCCACCGTGGCGGCCGGCTCGGTGATCTCCGCGGCCAACGTTGGGACCGTCATCGGCTCGATCGATCCGATGGTCATGGGCGATTTCGCCTGGGTCGTCAGCGGTGCCGGCTGGGGCCAACTCCTCGCCCTCGAGGGGACGCGGTTCGTCCAGCCGATGGTCGGCGGCGGGGCTCCCATCCCGACCGTGTGGGGCGTGCCGGTCTACAAGTCGGACCTCCTCCCGGCCAACGTCCTCGCGGTCTACGGGGCGTTCAAGATGACGACCGCGATCGCCATGCGGAAGGAGCTCTCGGTCACGCCGCTCCGTGAGCTCAAGGCCCGCGAAAACCAGACGGTCTACCTCGCTCACGGCCGCTTCGGCCTGGCGAACCACGACCCGTCCTACGCCGGTGCCATCCTCCAGGGCACCTGATCCCCTGGCCCCTGACTCCCGCCCGTCTCCAGCGGCCGGGCGAGGCTCACCCCTCGCCCGGCCGCCCCCCTTTCCGGAGTTCTCCGATGCCGACCGTCTCGATCAAGTTCCGCCAGGACTATGGCGACCACGCCGCCGGGGCCGTCGTCCAACTCCCCGAGGCGATGGCCCGCCACCTCGTCGACTGCGGCCTGGCCACGTTCGTCGCCACCCCCGAGCCGGCGGAGCTTCCCGTCGAGCGAGCCGATGCCCCGAAGCCCAAGCACATCCAACGCGCCGCGAAGTGATCCGGAGGGCCGATGCTCAAGCTCCGCTCCCTGAAGCAACTCAACGAGCCTGAGGTCGAGCCCGTGTCCCTCGCGGCAGCGAAGGGCCAGGTCGGGCTGTTGCCAGAGCAGTCCGACGACGACGCTCTCCTGCTGCGGCTGATCTCCACCGGCCGCCGGCTGGTCGAGCAGCGCCTCGGGACGACGCTGGCAACTCGGCAGTTCCGGGCCACCATCGTCGGTGACCTCGACAACCACGGCCACCATCACGGCCTCTGGCATCACCACTACCACCACCGCGACGAGCTCCGCATTCCGCTCCCGCCTCTCCTGGTGGACGGGACACACCCGCTGGCCATCACCGTGGGCGGAGTGGCGATCAACCCGGCCACCTACTCCATCGATTCCGACTCCACCCCGGCGGTGATCCGGTTCACCACCTGGCCGACGTTCGACGATGACGCCCCGCTCGTGGTGACGTTCTGGGCAGGGCCCCCCGCTGGCGGCCGGATCGAGCCCGCCGCCGAGTCCGTGATCCTGCTTTACGTCGCCCACGGGTTCAAGCACCGCGAGGGTGTGGTCCCCGGCAGCGTCAACGAGCTCCCCATGGGCATCGAGACGCTCCTGGCGTCGATCTCCATCACCGGAGCCTACTGATGGGCGACCGCACCGCCGCCGGCAACAAGACGCACACCTTCCGTTTCGAGCGGCCCGTCGAGACGCGGAACGCCGTCGGTGAGATCTCCTCGATCTCCTGGGTGAAGATCGCCCGCCGCCGGGGATCGATCGAGCAGATCGGCTACAGCGAATCCCAGGACCAGGGCCAGACCTCCGGGCAGGCCTCCTACCTGATCGTGGTGCCATCGGTCCCAGGCCTCGACGGTTCATCCCGGATCGTGTGGGAAAGCCGGCTCGGCCGGATCCTGGTGGTGTCCTCGGTCGTCGGGGATGACGCCGATCCCGAGCAGACGATCCAGGCCGCGGAGAAAAAGACATGAGCGCCCCTGGCCTGTTCTTCTCTGCGTTCTTTTCGGACAAGTCGAACAGGGACTTGGACGACCTGATCCGCGCGTTTGCCAAGCTCCCTGGATCGCTGGCCCGGAAGCACCTCAAGGCCGCTATCCGGCGATCGATCAAGCCCTTCACGCCGGCGCTCAAGGCCGCGACCCCGCGAGGGGCCACCGGCAACCTACGGCGATCGGTGACGACCGTGGTGAAGTTCGGCACCAAGGTTTCCCGCGGAGGCGGGGAGGCTTTCCGCGGGACCGCCATGGGCATCGTCGGGTTTTCCCGCAAGGGAAAGAAGAAGAACCAGAAGGGGGACCACTCGGTCCTCGTCGAGCAAGGCAGCAAGCCGCGCCGCCGGAAGGGAATCCGGGGCAACTCCTTCAGCGCTGGCCAGGGCTCCACCGGCACGATGCCCCCGAAGCACATGCTCCGCGACACGCTCGCCTCCAAGCGGTCCGGCATCCTGTCGAACATGGAAATCGAAATGGGTGTGAGCCTTGAGCGGGCCACCCAGGAAGCAGCCCGCCGCGCCGCACTCTGACCACCAGGAGATCCATCATGGAATCCATCCTCGTCAAGTTCACCGCTCCCTGGGGCCCCTACGTACCCGGCGATGCCCTCTTCGTCGATGCCGCCCTCCTGGCCGAGCTCCTGGCCGCTGGCGTGATCGAGGCCGACCCGGCCGGGGAGGCTGAATGAGTTCGCCCGAGGCATGGCTCAAGGCCACGATCGAGACCACCGCCGGGGCTCTGGCCTGGCCGGTGGCCGTGTCGGAATCCGCGGCCCTGCCGTTCGTCGTCTACTCCCGGGAATCGACCGAGCGGCCACTCCAGACGAGCGGCCTGACGGGCTTCGCGGATGGGGAGTTCACGCTCGAGGTGTGCGGGTCCACATGGACATCGGCCCGGACCGTGGCCGACGCCATCGTCGGTGCGGTCCAGAACTTCACCGGCACTGCCTATGGGGCCATCATCGACCACGTGCACGTTGGGAGTGATCGAGACGGCACGGCCGTCTACCTCACCGATGGGCAGGATCTGCCGTCCTACTTCGTGATCGAGATCCAAATCTTCATCCGCTGGAGAGAATGAAATGCCCGCAGTGCCCGCAGTGATCGACACGATGCAGGGGCTGACGTTCACTTTCAACTCCATCGAGTTCCGCGGCACGAACATCAAGCGGAAAGAGTCCCGCCCGCTCGTCGACGTTTCGGACTGCGCCCAGGCCGCCGACTCGCTGCGGGTGTATCAGGCCGAGCCGCTCAAAGATGGCGACGAAGTCAGCCTGGAATACTGGGGCAAGAACCCCCCGACCAAGGGCACCAAGTACGCGATCTCATGCTCCGGGCTGGCGATCACCGGCAACGCCTTCTGCACCGATGTCGAAGAGGGCGGGGCCGTCGGTGAGTTCGTCAAGGGAACGGCCACCTTCAAGATCTCTGGCTGAATGGGAGACGGTCCATGACCGCAATCCCATCTGCCCAAAACGTCTCCGTGTCGTTCGGCGGGGTCGCGCTCGGCGGGCTGATCGGATTCGACGAGCAATACTCCGCAGCGTCCCCGACTGACACCACCGGGGCCACCGCCACGATCGTCGGCAGCGGTGGCAACACGCGAGTGATCCGCCAGGTCGAGATCACCATGATCGAGCCAGGCTCGATCTCTTTCCGGTGTTGGGGGAATCCCCCCTTCGCCCGTTCCGACATCGGCCTCTCGGCAACGCTGTCGTTCACGATCGCCGGCACCACGACCAGCTGGCCCGCGCAACTGGCAAACGTCCAGCGTGTCGGCTCTGCCGGTGAACTGATCCAAGGTTCGTACCAGTTTCAATTCATGGGGTAACCATGCTGACCCGCGACGATCTCCTCGGCCTCGAGGCCAACAAGACTGCCCCCCCGACGCGGCTCCATGTCGCCGCGTGGGGCGGGGATGTCTTCCTCCTGGATCCGACCGCCCAGGCCTACGACGAGTGGTCGATGTTCTGTGAGGCCAACAAGGGCCAGCCGGCCCCGTGGCGCGCGAAGGTGGCATCGTTGCTCCTGTGCGACGAAGCAGGCAAGCGGCTGTTCACTGATGCCGACGTCCCGACCCTAGCAGCGTGGAAGCCCGACGGGCTCCTCGAGGTGTGGAAGGTCGGGATCGAGCTCCTCAAGGTCGACGACACGGAGATCGAGGACCAGGCGGAAAAATCCGCGGCCAGCCCCTGACCCTATTTCTCGGGAGGCTGGCCCTGGCTTGTCACGAGTGGGATGTCGAGGCGCTGTCGAAGCGGATCACGCTCCGACAGCTGAAATGGTGGATGGCCTTCTGGCGCGTCGAGCCCTTCGGTGACGAGTGGTCCAGGTCAGGGAAGTTGGCGGCGGTGACCGCGGCCGCGGCGGGATCGAAGGTCGAGCCTGACTTCGAGGAAAAGTTCCTGCCGAGCTATCGGGCCCCGGTTCAGACCGAAGAGGAGTTGAAAGCCCAGTTGCGACGGATCCCGTTCTTCGCAGCCCAAATGGAAGCCCAAGGAATCTGATATGGCCGGCATCGGCAAAGTTTCCGCGATATTCACCGCCTCGAGCTCCGGGCTTTCCGCCGGTGTGTCGAAGGCGAGCTCCTCCCTGAAGGGGCTCCAGAAGGATGTTGCCGGGCTCCGCGGCGGCATGCAGCTGCTGAACGCGATCTCCGGGGCGCAGTTGCTCGGCTCCGTGGCGTCGACCGCCATGAGCTACGCCCGCTCCCTGGTGGGTGTGGGCCAGGCCCAAGCCGAGGTGATCGACTCCACCAGCAAGATGAGCGCCCGCCTCGGGATGACCTACTCTGAGCTTGCCGGCTTGGCCCACGCTGGCGACCTCGCCGGGGTCTCGATGGACGTCATCGGGAAGGCCGCGACCAAAGCCGATGTGGCATTCGTGAAGGCCGCCCAGGGCTCCGCAACCGCTCAGGCGGGGTTCTCGGCCATCGGCCTCTCGCTGGCCGATCTCCAGGGGAAGTCCTCTGCGGAGCGATTCTCCGCGATCACCGATGCCATCGCCGGGCTCCCGACCGAGGCAGAGCGGGCCGCCGCGGCGGTGAGGCTATTCGGCCGGGCCGGTGCCGAGATGCTCCCCCTGTTTGCCGGCGGGGCCGGATCAATCCGGGAGGCCACCGAGGAGGCGCAGCGGTTCGGGATGGCCCTCACCGGGGCCCAGGGCCGGGACGTCGAGGCCATGAACGACTCGTTCAGCAAGGTCCACGCGGCCATCGGCGGCATCGTCAAGCAGATCACCGCCTACCTCGCCCCGTCGATTACCTCGATCGCCACCACGTTCACCGACTTCGTCGGCTCGATGGGTGGAACCAACATCGGCCAGGCCATCGGGGAGGGCATCATCGAGGCCGCCCGCTACATGGCCGGCGTAGGCGATTTCCTGATCTCCGGGCTCACTGGTGTGTGGGAGTTCGTCGGCAGCATCGGGGCCATCTGGGGCAACGTGGCGGAGATGATCAGCCGATCGGCCTCCTACATGGCCGGCGTGGGTCGAGCCTGGACGGCGATGTTCCAGACCGTCCTGACCGGGGCGGTGGGAATCGTCGGCTTGTTCTCCAGCGCCGCGAAGGAGCTCTCCGAGAGGATCGCCGTCAGCGCCCGCGGGAACTTCGCCCTGGCCGGTGAGAACTTCTCCAACGCCTTCGGCTCGGGTGGCGGGGGCGGCGGGGCTGGCCCTCTGACGGCAGCCCTCGACGCGGCCCTGGCAAAGTCGAGGCTGTCGGCCGGGCAGATGGACGTTGCCAACAAGACGACCATTGCCGGCGGCGGGGTCGCCGCTGGTGTTGCTGCCGGTGTCACCGCCGTCAACCAGGAGCTCAAGGCCGTCGACTCCCGCTCGAAGGAAGGCATAGCAGAAATGTTCCGCCTGATGCGTGGCGAGACGGAAGACGCTGCGGAGCGGACGGCTCGGGCCACCGAGCGGATCGCTGACAACACCGAGGACATGGGCCTCGACATCGAGGAGCTCTCCTTCGCGGGATAAATCATGGCCGTCATCGCAACCAAGTACACGCCCAACAAAGCCTCCGGTGACGGTGAGTTTCGGCAGTCCCATAACCTGTCGGAAACGTGGCTGGTGCGTGTCGATGCACCGCCGCCGACGACCAGCGTGGCCGCGATCCTCACGGCCCCCGGCGTGGCCTACGGCACGGCTCACCCGTCGTTCACTTCGTGCAAGGCGATGAAGTGGAGTTACGCCGCGGCCGACGGCTCCGGTCTGCTGTGGGCTGTTACGGTTCAGTACTTCGTGCCGATCATCGACATCAACCCGGCCAACGGGCTTCCGATGGATGTGTGGTCGGGCCGCGGGGTGAACGTCACCGTTCCGTTCTACAAAGAGCAGAACGGAAACATCCTGGTGAACAGCGCAGGCGACCCGCTCGAGGGGATGGAGCGCGATCTCTGCTACCGCGGATACTCGCTCGTCCGCTCTTACTCTTCGCTTGATCTTGCTGATGCCGCGATGAATGCCGTAGTGAACAAGACCAACTCGGACAGTTGGCCAGTGTTTGCGTCCTACGGTCTTCCCGACACATGGAAATGTTCGATCTCCAACTTCTCCAAGAAGGTCGTCATCGTCAGTTCCGGAGCCACGCAAACCGCGGCCCGCTACTGGGAGGTGACTTACGAATTGGAGTACAAGGAAGAGACATGGCACTGCAAGCCTTGGGACATGGGGTTTAACCAGCGTGTCGGGGCCGACGGTGTTCCGACCGGCACCGGGACGAAGCGGGCCGCCATCCTCGGGGTCGAGGGTCGGCCGGTGAAACAGCCCGTCGCCCTGGCCAACGGTGTCGCCCTCCCGCCGGGGACGCCTCCCGTGGCGCTCGACTTCGACCCGTACAAAAAGGCCGCATTCCGCACCGTGTTCGGAGACCCGGCATGACGCGGAGAATCATCGGAGCATCCCGAGAGTCATGGGGCCGGATAGGCCGAGCCGTGCGCGGGGTCGAGAACAGCGGCCGGGGGGAGAAGATCGGCTCACCGCATGTCGGATCCGACGATGCCGACGCCGTCCTCTGCAAGACAACCGCGGCCTGGGCGAAGGGATCATCCGCCACGCTCCAGATCTGGGCCGGCGCGCCGGGCAGCGAGACGAATACCGGCGTGACGCTCACGGCCTTCAACCGCTACGCCGCGATCGCCACGGCAAAGTTCTGTACGGTGATGCTGCACCGGCACGGGTATTACTATGTCGTCGCAGCGGAGTGCTCGTGATGCTTGCCGAGATCCTCGCCAATCCTGTCGCGTGGCCGCTGTGGGCGGTGTTCCTGTTCGCGGTCACGATGTACCCGCTGGGGTTCATGCTGCCGGGGTGCGTGTGTTGCCAAAGCGGGGGAAACTGCACGACTTGCGGAACGCCTTCGCTTCCATACGAAGAGCAGTTCAGCCCGCACGGCAGAATGTGTTGTACGGGGACCGCGGCCCCTTCGATGACATTAAGGATAACGACGACAAGCGCGTCACAAATGACAACGGTATATAGAGACTTTCCCAATTCTGCAAATTATGACAAACACACGCGAACCTACTCATGTTCACAGCTAGACGGCGACTATGTCCTTCCTCTATCGAGAACGACGAACCCGTCCGATAGCACGGGCACAATGAGATGCCTATGGCAAATCCAGAGCGGAGCCGGAAGTCTCTACAGATCATTTACTGTTTCTCCAAGCAGCGGGTTCATCGCAGGGGCACCTCCGTACACGAACCCGCCTTACCCTCAGTGGTATATGTTCTGGACGCTCACTGCGTCTATACAGGTCGCGTCATTAACTCAACGATGCGCGGGGCCGCCTGCAACAGAAAGCTGCAACGCTGGAACGACAGCGACTACATACGCGCAATTTAACGCAAACTTCGGCGATTCGTTGGCTCAGCCATCGTTCTTCATTAATGGCCCGCGGTCGACGCAAAGTTGTACGCCGCCGCCGATGGTGTTTAACAACTCGGTTTTGCTCAACGACCCCAACTATTCCCCGGAGTATCCATTCGGTGGCGGGGCCGGTTCGTTTGGGACTTGTGCCTACAGGGTGGAGATCGTCTGATGCTCTGCGACTACGGCGACGATCTCACCTGCCGGGCCTGCGGCCATGTCGCCCTTCGGCTGCCGACCTACCGGGAATGCACGGCCACGCGGATCTACCTCCCCCGGCCGATGCTCGGTGACGCTCTGGCGTGGCTCCTGACGGCGATCGGCATCACCGAGGACCGCGTGTCGTCCTGGCTCGGCGGGGCCGACTGCGGCTGTGCCAGCCGGCGGAAGTGGATGAACCGGGTCGGGGCCCTCGCTGTGGACCGGCTGGAACGGTGGCTGAATGCGTTCTCCCGGTTCGCCCTCGGCGGATAGGAGGTTGCCCATGGCAGGGGGGAAGGCGAAGAAGAAGCCTGGACAAACTTGGTCCGGCCTGGATGAAGGCGACATCACCGGGGCCGAGGAGGCCGACGACGCCCAACTGATCGAGTTCGGCCGACGGTCCCAGGATCCGCCCACGGAACAGCCCGAGAAGAAGGAGCGCCGCCGATGCCCCCGAAAGCCGAAGCGGTGACGATCTCCCTGGCCGATGCCATCCGGGCATCGGTCCCGAAGTCTGCCCGTCCTGTCGCCCGCTGGTGGCACTCGCTCCCGCCGGATGTCCTTGAGGAGCTCAACGCCGTCCGGGATGACCTGCGGCAAGGCCGACTCCCCAGCAACAAGAGCGCCGTGGCCCGGGCGATCGTCGAACACCTCCACGCCCGGGGCCTGTCCGAGGTCCGACAACAGGGAGTCCTCGCGTGGCTGAACGAAAAAGCCTGAGGCACTCCGTCACCGAGTCCGTTGCCGCCGCCGCCACGAAGCCCGCCCCGGACGCGGAGCAGGTGTCGGAGCGCCGCGAGGGGGCCGAGCTCGAGTACCGCTCGACCTCCAAGACGATCCGCACCGTCGAGGATCTCCTTGAGCACATCGAGGCCGACATGGCCCGTTTCGAGGTGGCCGCCTCGGAGGCCACGAAGTGGGAGGTGGCCACCGTCGACCGCGACACCGGGAAGCCCGTCGTCACCGTCCTCCACCGGGTGTTCGTCCGGCTTCGCCCACGCGGTGGGCCCGCGGTGGCCGAGCTCGTCGCCGCGATGATCGCCGGGGCCGCTGCGGCCGGCAGCATCGGACGCCCGAAGGCGAAGGCCACGAAGGCCAGGCCCGGCCCCTGGCAAGTCCTCGTGGTTGCCGACACCCACTTCGCCAAATACGCCTGGTCACGCACCACCGGGGGCGATGACTACGATCTCGACCACGCCGATCGGCTGGTCCGATCAGCCGGGCTCGGGCTCCTCGAGGCCGGGGACGCTCACCGCCCTGCTCGTCGGACGATCGCCTTTCTCGGTGACCTGTTCCACTACGACACCCCATCCGCGACCACGACCAGGGGAACGCAGCTCGAGCGAGACGGCCGACTCGAGCGGATGATCGCGACCGGCTCCTCCGCCCTGGTTGCCCTGGTCGAGCGATCCGCCGAGACCGCCCCGACCGACTGCGTCATCGTCCCGGGGAACCACGACGAGACGATGACCGCGTGGTTTCGGTTGCTGTTGCGGACTCACTTCGCGAAGGATCGCCGGGTGGTCGTGCATGACGTCTACACCCACCGGCAGTACCTCGAGCATCAAGGCAACCTGTTGGGCTTTGCTCACGGAGACAAGGCCCGGGCCAAGCTCCCGGCGCTGATGACATTGGAGGCCCGGGAGGCATGGGCCCGGTGCCGCTACCGCGAGATCCACACCGGGCACCTCCACAAGCAGGCCGCCAAGATCCGCCGGGTGATCGACTCCGATGGGATCGACACCGTCGACGGCGTGGTGGTGCGAACCGCCCCGGCCCTGTGTCCCCCCGATGACTGGCATTCCCAGGAGGGCTTCATCGGCAGTCGGCAGGCGATGGAGACATGGTTCTATCGGGCCGGCGGCGGGCTCGCCGGGATGCTGGTGGCAGACGGGGGTTGATCCGAGGCGATCGCGCGGGAGGGTGGTGGCATGATCACCGAGGAAGAACTGGCAGAGATGGACCGCCGCATTCAGGGCACCGGCTCGGCCAACTGTTGGACCGGGACGAGCGGCAGCGTTGCCGCCATCGCGCGGCGGCTTGTGAACTTCATCAGGGAAGGGCGACCAGTGGAAGGGACCACATCCAAGTTCGGCACCGGGGCTGTTCGGAGCGACACGGCCGAGGCTTTCCGATTCGACCTGATCTCACCGATCGGCCTGCGGGAGGTCGCCAGGACTTGCGCCGAGGGGGCCGCCAAGTACGACGATTACAACTGGGAAAAGGGGATGCCGGTTCACGATCTCCTGAACCACGCGATCGCCCACATCTACCAATTCCTCTCGGGGGATCGGAGCGAACCGCACCTCCCCCACGCCGCCTGGAATCTGCTCGCCGCCATTCACTCCGACGAGCTCTGGCCCGGCCTGAACGACGGAACGCTCCGCGGCCCGGGGTGTGTCGCCCCTACCCAGCCAGCCACCGCAGCAGCAGGGCCACCGGGATCGTGATCGGCAGCCACGCGATTACCTGACGGGCCGTCATGGGGTCTCCTCCTCGATGAACGTGGCATCCTCCCCGAGATCGAGCCGGGGGAGGAAGTCTATCCCCGCCGCCTTCCCGACGATCCGATCGTCGAGGTAGTGGTCCCGCGTGATGTTCGCATCACTGTGGTCGAGGTGGCCCACGGCATCCCCGCCCGCCGCGGCAACGTAGGAGGCCGAGGCTTTCCGCAGGGCATGAAATCGCCGCTGCGGTACGCCGGCCTGATCGCACAGGATCCGCATCGAGTGATAGATCGACGTCGGCCGGTGGGGCCACGGCCAGACCAGATCGCCGGGGCATCGGCGGTGGAGCTCGAGCTCGGCCGCGAGGTCGGGGGTGATCTTTCGGGCTATGTCGCGCGTGTGGCCCTTCCTGGTGCCAGCCAGGAAGACGATCTCCTCCCCGCGGACATCCTTCCAGCGGAGGGCCATCAGTTCACCGATCCGGGCCCCCGTACACCAAGCCGAGTAGATCAACGTCGACCACCACCAGCCGGCCGGCAGGCCCGACAGGGTCCGCTGGCGCTTCCGGGCCGCCACGATCATCCGGCCCACCTCGGCGGCGGTGAAGCCGCGGGGGAGACGCTGAGCCTTCCTGATGGGCTTCACGATGGGGAACTCGTTGATGAGCCGTTTACGGAATGCGTAGAGGGCGAGGCAGAGCAACTGTGTCCGGTCCTTCGCGATCGTCCCAGGGGAGGGCAGGCCACGTTTCTCGCTGTGGACCGTCTTTGCCCTCCATGACAGGAATGCGGCGATCATGTCCTCCTCGAGGTCGTCGACCTCGGGCTCCCGTTTCAGGAAGTCCCGGAACCTGTCCAAGGTCGAGCCGTAGATCGCGACGGTTCGGTCGGAGAGCCCCTTCACCGGAGCGTATCGCTCGATCAGCAGTTGACGAAGCAGCATGGCATCCCCTCAAGTGAATGGCATCCATGCCGTGTTTCCTCAGGGTAGCCCTAGTGAACATAGGTACAACCCCGCCAGTACGAGCGGAGCCCTCTCCGTTCGTACAAGTGCCCGACCAACCCTATTCAGGGTCGGCGGGCGAAGCCAATCGGTCGAAGCGTGTTGCCCACGCTCCGACCGTTGGCAATGCTTGGGGTATGAAACGCATGGGACTCCCAGGGCCGGAAGGCATCGACTGGCTTTGCACCGCTGACGCGGCCAAGTTGCTCGACATGAGCACCTCGGGCGTTCGCAAACTGGTTCAACGCGGCCAGATCTACGCAGCCAAGTTTGGCCGCGAGCTCGCCTTCTCCGCGAGAGATGTGAAGCGGATTGCCAAGCAACCGCACGCCGTTGGCGGGGTTCGCCAGGGCTTCAAGAAGAACTGAACAGGCCGTTTCTCGGCCGTTTTCCCCCTTTGTCCCGAATCCGGGACGATGCTCTTGACAGTCTGCCCGAGCGTTTCATATCTTCCGCCCAGTTCGTCCCTCACCTGGGACTGACGCAAGGCCATTGCGATGGCTTCGGATCAAGTGTCCACCTCGATTCCCCCGCGTTTTTCAGGGTGGACAGTTGGGCTGTCTGGGGTGGGTTGATCCCGCCCCCGGCTGGTCTATCTTCCCTGAACTAGCTGAACGGAAGAACACCAACGGGGGCGAGGGGATGTCGGACACGGGGACGAGGGCAACGGCAAGGAAGAGGGCGAAGCAGGCGGCAGCGGGGAAGAAGCCAGGGCGATTCGGGGGCGCGGCTCTGCCGTTCGACCGGAGCCTGGCTCACCTCTGCTGGCAGATCGGGCTGAGCAACGAGCG